ATGCCGTAACCCAAGGGTTACGTGACATGCTCGCCATTCGGAACGATGACCACGTTTTAGAATACATCGGTTCCGATAGCGCAGATTTCGATTACCCACTGAACTCGTTGCCGTCTGGTACGCCGTGGGAATGGAGTTTCTGGAACGACACCGTACGTTTGTACCCCACTCCTGACGGTGTGGCTACCCTGCATGTTCGAGCTATCCGTAACCCGACAGCGTTCGGTTTAGGTAGCTCTAGCGGAGCCGAACCTGATCTCCCTGACCCGTTCCATGCGGTCCTAGCTACGTACGCTATTTCTGCTGCATATTTTCAGCAGGAAGATCCCACGATGGGCAACCAATACATGGCGTTGTTCCAATCCCAACTTGACAACCTTGCCCGCCGTTACGCTGACACTCCTGCCCCGCAACCAATGATTGCGAACAGTCGGCGCTCCACCCTTTGGGCTTCTGGGCTTGGAAGGTTGCGGTACGCCAATTCTGGCGGAGTGATCTGGTAACGGCTGATGGCTCGTCAAGGATTTTCTCTTGAAGTACTGGAATCATTCTCAGGTGGACTGAATCTGCGAAGCGACCAGTTCAACCTCGCAGACAACGAATCACCCGACATGCTCAACGTCACCGTTGACCCTCGTGGCGGTATTCGTATGCGTGACGGTGTTGACCGTCGAAACGGCACCGCATTATCGCACGATGTTAAAGGCATGTGGGGATTCCACACCGACTCTGGCACTAACCAGTTAATGGTCAACTACGGAACAAAAGTCGCATATTCAGCGGCGACAAACTTTACTGACATCTCAGGTATCACAGCAAGGACGGACGGATCCCGTGTTTACGGGATCACAATGAACAATGTGGCTTATGGCGTTAGTTATGACAAGCCGTCGTTCCGTTGGAATGGGACAACGGCTGCGGATCTCGGAACCACGTTTGGGGCAAGCGGCAATATGCCACAAGCCCAATACGTGGCTTTCTGGAACAACTTCGCTTGGGTGGCAAACACCTACGAATCAGCAACAGGACACCAGTCCCGAGTTAGATGGTCAGCAGTCAATGACCCAGAAACCTGGGCCGCAGCAGACTACGTAGACATCGACCTCGGAGAACACGGCGACTACATCACAGGAATAGTCCCCGACGGTGACCGACTCCTCATCTTCAAGACCAACAGTGTGTATGCGATCTTCGGATTTGATTCCGATTCGTTTCAAGTGGTGACATTAACGAACGACATGGGGTCAATCCCGCTGTCATCACCTGTAAATACGACGTTTGGCACATTTTTTTGGCACGCCCAAGAAGGCGTGTTTGTGTACGACGGCCAAAACTTTACGTGGCTGTTCAGCAAACTACAACCCGCCGTAAACGATGGGCGAATAACTTTTGGTAGTGAACCGCAACTGGCGTGGGGAAACAACAAACTTTATGTATCAGTTGACTGGACCGAGGCGGCTACTACAACCCGTCGGACTTTCGTTTATGACCCGACTCTTGGAGAAGGTGGCGCTTGGGCTGCCACCGACATAGACGCTGGACCTTTATTCGCATACCGTCCCCCCAATCAGACGCCTACAGTTTTTGCGGGTTGCGTAGCAAACACGGGTTCAGTTATTGATGTTGAGGACGAACAGGGTCGTGACGCTGACAGGTACACAGACAGCACCGAAACCCATATTGATTCATATTTCATTACCCGTTGGGTAACAGGGAAAGACCCCATCGTTAAGAAACGTTGGGGTCGGCCCAGGGCTGTTGTTTCCGCTGAAGAAACCATTACGTTGCCCGTAAACATTTTTAAGGACTACGACAAATCTACGCAAACAATAAGTTTTAGTGTGAGCGTGACGGGTAAAACGTCTGCTTCTCGTTGGGATACCGCCAAATGGAATGAAGCATCAGGCACTTATGTTGCCAAATGGGATGCGATTGGTAGGGATCTCACAGCCGATGTCAAAAACTTGCCTACACTTGGGACAGGACGGAGTGTAAGTATGAAAGTCAGCGGCCCAACAAACAATTTCCATTGGGAAATCAATGCGCTGGCGTTCACATATACGCCAAGGAGACTGCGTTAAATGGCAACTCTTGGACCCTTAAACGATTTCGATGCGGGCACAGTTATTGTGGCTGCCGACATGAACCAAAACTTTGCGGACGTAGAAACGTTTGTGAACACCACCCCTGGTGTCGTTCAAAACGATTTAGTGGACGCTAAGGCTGACATTCTTGTTGCTTCCGCAGCAGATACCATCACGAAACTGTCCGTTGGCCTCGATACCTATGTGTTGGTGGCTGATTCTGGTGAGGCTACGGGTTTGAAGTGGGCGGCTTCGCCTGCGGATGCGACAAAGATGCCGCTCGCTGGCGGCACTTTTACTGGTTCTGTCACATTTGAGGCAACGAACACCTTTGAGGCAGCCAACACCTTTGAGGGGGCCACCCCGATACTTTTGACGGGTGCCACTACAGGTAACAGTTACGAGATTACGTTGACTGTTACTGATCCGTCTGCGGATCGGGTACTGACGTTGCCTGACGCAACTGGGACAGTAGCGCTTACAAGTGACATACCAGCGTCCGTGAACGGTACGTCGGATAACATTATTTCTAATCAAGTCTTTAGCTAAGGGACAGGTATGGCAACATATTCAAAAACGATTCTGTCGGGAAGTACCGACGGGCGAGGCATTCTGGTAACTGCTACTGCTACGGCAGGCACGTTGATTCATACGGGGAGCGCAACAGCGACCACGTTGGATGAGATTTGGCTGTATGCGGTAAACAGTGACGCTGCCGATGTCAAATTAACTTTGGAATGGGGTGGAGTTACAGTCTCCAATGACCTCATTGAAGTAACCGTTACTGCTGAGTCAGGTTTAGTGCTTGTTGCTCCTGGGTTGCTTATCAAGGGAAATGGGACTCCATTGGTAGTCAGAGCTTGGGCTTCGGTGGGTAGCGACATCATCATTCATGGTTACGTAAACCAAATCACAGCCTGATAGGGGCATTTCGTGTCTTTCCGTCAGGACAGAACTAATCCATCTACAGCGATATCCAATTGGAAGGGTCGCTCGGAAACCCCGAAGGGGTGGCCGAGTACCCGTGTTTCTACGTGGATGAACGGTGCGTTGTTTGGGGGAGCGCCTAAACACTATTGGATTCTTGCACTCCATGTGGATAGCGCTACTACTCAAACCACTGGGGGTGGTGTGGATGTTGATTCAGACGACAACATTTATTGGGGAGTAACGGATCAAAGCGGTAACAACAGTACCCATTATCTTATTAAGTTGGATACTTCTACTGCCCTTCCCACGGTCACCGCCAGTAAAAAAACGGACACTGCTGGTTCTGGTTTGGGTACGGTCCAGCTTTACGACAATAAAGTTTGGTGGATTGGACCCAAAAATGCGGAATCGGCTACGGCGTGTATCACTGGTTACGACAAAACCTTAACTACCCTTGAACATGGCGGTGCTACTCGGAGGGTCGTAATCACCAGCGGCGAAGATGAGTCTGGTTATCCCGACGGTTCACATATCGACAGTAGCGGTAATTGGTGGTGGCAGTCGATGGACAAATACAGTTATTTCGGTTGGCACACGTTTCAAGCTGGAATGTTCAAATCGCCTTGGCAAACCGTAAACGCAACGAACTGTCCTATTGCTATAAAGAGTAACGATCAAGGCACCAATCGGGGTACTCAGATATCTCCGTGGACAGCAAATTCCTATATTGCTGCTGGAACTGTCTATTCAAGTACCGCTCTGTTGTGGGGTGCAACAGGTACTTCTGGTCACACTGGGCAGGGAAGTAATTTCAGATGGTCGCAGACATCCTCAGAGTATTTCTCGGTCGTAAAAACGAGTGTTCTCACAACCAATGAAGGTGGAACAGATTACGCATATTGGTGGATTCTTAATGACCACCCGTCCAATCAATCCTGTTATCTGGTTAAATTGGATACAAGTGGCACCGTCCAATGGGTACGAAAACTGGTATTTACTAGCCAGTACGGTGCGGCGAGCCAAGGTTTAACAGGTTACGTTTGGGGGGTCGCCCCAAAACCTGCGGTTGATCCCGACGGCAATATTTATGTCACTTGTGGGTTCCGAATGAATCAATCATGGGGGCAGCCAGTTGTCGGTATAGCCAAATACAATTCTTCGGGTACGATCCAGTGGTGTAACACGATTGCCAAAGAAGATGATGGTTCTCACACGAATTGGTTTAATCCGCAAAGAATACGGATAAGTGAAGATGGTAAAGACTTTATTATTTCGATAAATCGGTATGGTAACCCTGCCCCATCAACGGCTGGTGCGATGCTGGCAAGACTTCCCACCGACGGCACTCTTACTTCCGCTACGGCACATTCTTTGGATAGTGGAACTGTGACATACAACACCGCTAGCTATACCGATGCGGCAGCCAGCGGATTTTCGATAGATACCAGTTACACGGGAGTCTCTCTTACCCAAGATTCTGCTGCCACCGATGGATCTGGTTGGCCTGTTGCTAGTGCTTTTACCTCGTATACAGATGAAGTAACGATTGACGGATCATGAAGTACTTAGGCCCAAACGATGAATATCCACTTTATGTCGGAGATGTTCTTAGGGAAATCCCTGAATGGGTTGAAGGTGATGCGTTGCCTGAAGGTTTCAGACAGGTAATTGAGACTGATAGTCCTGCCGATAGTTGGGAACCAACTTTTGAGGACGAGTTGGAACCTGATGAGTCTGAAATAATTCCACCGAATTGTGAAGGTGTTCGCCGTATCGTATCCGAAAAATTCTATGTTCCAGTTGCCACTCATCGCCTTGACGAAAATGGTGAAGATGAATGGTATGAAACGTGGGAAGCTCATCAACGAGAAATCGAAGAAGAAACGATTACTCATGTTTTGCACAACGGTGAGTGGTTGAATCCAGCAGAATATGTAGCTGCGATGGCAGAAGGCTGATATGGCTGTTACGTATCGCCCCTCACACAAGTTTCTGGGACAGAACAGCGTTTCTTTAGAGTACGAATTAAGGAAACTGTCTCAAAAATTTGAAACTATCAGCGATACGGATAGCGATATTCGTGCGGTTGCTTCGGGAGCTATGGCGATTGCCACATCTGCCGAGTCGGCTGTAGGCGCTGTTTCTGCTAGTGCAGCTACGAATGCGGCTGCGATTACGGTGAATGCGAATGCGATTACTGGGTTACAGAACGATCTTGAAGCAGTCCGACTAGGACTTTGGAGTTAAGATGAGTTCAATATTAGCTAACGCAACGTCTTACGGTGTGTTCAAGGGCGACCAGCAATTAACTGTTTCTAGTGCTGCTGTTGCTTTGACTGTGCCTACGGGTGCTGTCGGTGCGATGGTTACGAATGGTGCTGAAGCTATTCGTGTGCGCTGGACTGGTGCGGGTGGTGGTGACCCTACTGCTTCGGTAGGTCATTATTTGAATCCGTATTCGGTTATGGATCTGTATACGAAAGATTTGACTGAGGTCAAAATGATTCGTGTTGCTAGTGATTCTGATGTTCAGATTTCGTATTTTGGTTTGGATAACTGATGACTCTTCAACGTATCGAGCAACGTATTACTCAGACTTCTGTTGGTGATATTTCTGCTGTGACGACCACCGCTCCTTTGCAGGGCGGTGGCACAAGCGGAGATTTAGCGCTTACATTGAGTCCGTTCTCGGCAGCTACGGCTACTGCGACTGCGGCTGATTATGTGGTTATTTCCGATACGGACGATTCTAACGGTGTTAAGAAAGCCTTGATTTCTGACATTACGGCTTTAGCTACGGTCGATGTTGAGAGTGCGACGTTACTGGTGGCAGGTCAGGTTTTTAGCTGATGGCTCGGTTGACTGCTTCTCAACGTAAAGCGATGAATCGAAGCAGTTTTGCTTTGCCGTCTAAGCGGGCGTATCCGATTAACGACAAAACACATGCACGGATGGCTTTGGCGATGGTGGCTGCACATGGCAGTTCAGCGGAGAAATCTAAGGTGCGTAGGGCGGTAAAGAAAAAGTTTCCTTCTATCAAGCAGGGTAAGTAGTTATGGCTTATGCGGGTTATGGAGATCGTGCCAGTTCGATGGGCACCCAGACTCGTGAGTATGGGTATGGTCTGAGCGATATTCAACGTGCGAAGGAACGCATTGGGCGTTCCGATGCGATGAACCAGTTCAATGTTGAGCAGCAGGTTGGGCGTGCTGCCCGTACTTTGCCTGGGGCGTTTAATCGTCGTGGGATGATTGATTCGGGGCAGTTTCGGCGTGCGCAGGAGATTGCTGCTGGTGAGGCCGAGTTGGCTCGGTTTGGTGTTGCTGCGCAGACTGAAGAGGCTCGGAGGCAGTTGGATCAGCAACGTAATCTGTTGGAGGAGCAGTTGTATGGTTCGGTGATTGAGGATCAGATTGCTAATGCGTTGCGTCGGTTTGCGATTGCGCAAACGGTGGGAGGTTTAGCGTAATGGTTCACCAAGCAGGACATGACCCATTCGGTCCAGGTAAAGATCTTTCTAGTCCCAAAACGTTCCAAACAAGTAGCACCAGTAACCCAATCGGTAATTTTTTTTCAGGGTGGCGGTTGGTTGGTGATGGGAAACCATCACAACCTGCGGCTCCTGTATCTCCTACTCGTGACCGTATGGATACAGCTATTGCTAATGCGTTAGTTAATCAACAAAATAAACAAGCGCAAGCGACAGGAGCAGCTAACGCTGCGGCTGTGCCATTTGCGCAACGTGGAATGCCCGCCACCCTCGCTAATTTGGAGGGTTTGATTGGGGCACAACAAGGTCCACGTTTAGGTGCACCGATTACTACAACTACGTCACCAGGGTTTGTGCGTCAAACGCCTGCACAGCGGGCTGCGATCGCAGCGCAAGAAGCTGCGGCGACGCAGCGTGCGCTCGAAGCAGCATTAGCTATCTCAGAATACGGTGTTCCTGATCCTTCGATTAGAAGGTTTGGTCCTGATTTAAGTCCGTTAGAGTTCGCTGATCCTAACGCTGTTGTAATTCCCCCTGGTAATGGTCTCCCTATTGTGTGTCCTGTCGGCACGGTTCCTGATGGAAAAGGTGGATGTGTCCCTGATCCTAATTTCGTTCCTGCTCCTCTGTGTGGGGAAAATCAGATAGAGATCAACGGAGTGTGCCATGATCTCCCTCCAGGCACATTCGGTACAAACCCCCCTGGTGATATCCCTGTAAGCGACACTATGCGTTCTCTTTTCGGGGAGCTTTCTACTGCCGATTTTACGGAACAAATTGCTCAGGCTATGGCTGATCGTGCCGCTAATTTGCGTGGTTTGGATGCTGAATCCAGGGCACGTTTGGCTGCGACGGTTGCCCGTCGCATGACTCAAATTGGGTCTGTTGAGACTGATTTGGCTGCCAATATTGCTTCTCGTGAAGCTGATCGGCTGGCCCAGCAGGAAGCGCTTGCGGGGGCGGTTGGTACTCGTGCTGCTGGGTTCGTGGGTGACACTACGGCTAGTTTGACGGCTGCCCGTGAGGCTCTTGGCCCGCAGGTCACGGACGAGTTTGAGCGTGTCGCTCAGATTGTTGAGTCTCAGGCCCGTTCTCAGGGTGTTTCGTCGCAGGATGCGATGGCTCGTTTGGGTCAGGTGGCGAATATGGTTGCTCAAGAGCGTGCGGCGGCTCCTGGTCAGTTGGCTGCTGAATCCGAGTTGGCTTTGGGTGACGAAGAGTTTGCTATATCAAACCAGTTACAACAAAACTTGAGTGCAGGGTTAGCAGGTTTGGATGCTGAGGAAGCTGAACGTCTTCTTGCGGAGGCGATAAGGGTAGAACAGTTCTCTAATGAGCGTGACAGAGGCATGATTAATGCTCTTGTCGGTAATTTGATTCGTGAGGATACGCAGGCGTTCCAGGCGGGTCAGGCAGATTTGAGTCGTGGGTTCTCAAAGTCTGAACGTGAAGCTGGTGAGTTGTTTAGAACCAGTGAGCGTCTTGGTAGTGAAACGTTTGCTGATTTGCAGGCTCGTGCAGGTGAGGATTATAGGACGAGTGAGCGTATCGCTGGACAAGAATTTACGACTGGAGAACGTGAAGCTGCTGAGGCTTCACAAACCATCAGGGACGCTATAAAAACACAAACCGAAGCCAAGACTGCGGCGCTAGTAGCGCAAGGCGATGCTGCT